GCCGCCGCAGCCGCCGCAGAAGCCGAGCGCCGTAAAGCCGAAGAGGAAGCCGCCGCAGCCGCAGAAGCCGAGCGCCGTAAAGCCGATGAGGAAGCCGCCGCAGCAGCCGCCGCAGAAGCCGAGCGCCGTAAAGCTGATGAGGAAGCCGCAGCAGCCGCCGCAGAAGCCGAGCGCCGTAAAGCCGAAGAGGAAGCCGCCGCAGCCGGAGCCGCCGCCGGAGCCGCCGCCGAGAAGCCAGAAGCAGCGACTGAAGCGGCTGAAGCGACTAGACGGTCTGCGTCTGCGAGAGAGGCTGTACAGATTCTCAAGGGAATGTCGACCATCCGAGCAATCCTCGACGAAAAACGGGGCCGACGCAATCTAATCTTCCCAGACGTTCCAACAACCCCCGTCGGTTCCCCAGCACCGCTTTCGGCAGCCCTGCCTCCCGCAGAACTCACCAAGGAGGAGCAGGAGGCGAACGGGTACTTTAACCAAGTCCAGAGAATCATCGGATCACTTCGTACAGGAGAAGGGTATTACCTAGAAGCCATCAACCGTGAGCGAGACTTGGAAATCTTGAACGGAATAAAAACAAAGTACCCAGAGACGGCAGCGGACATCGATCCATTGATTGGAGAGATCGAACTCATAGCATCGCTTATCGCCCCGCCATCCGGCGGAGGAGACAGCAAGAGCTCCACCATCCGTGCAATCTGCAGCTTTACGAACCGAATCACACCCGAATCACCCGAACCACAACTCAGCGCTCAGTTGTCCAAGATAGTAAATGCACGTCACCACGTCATCGAAGACCTCGTATTTCCTACACAAGACGCAGACGGTAATTACACCAAGTTTGAGAATTCCGATGGATCCACACATCAGATTAACGTAACATTCCCCGGCAAAAAGTTCAGTTTTCGGTTTCGCCTTCATCAAAAAGGATCGTCTCGTAAACACAGGAGAAACGGCAAGGAATGAACTTAATAGAAACCGACACCAACGTCCGTGATGCGATGCGCTGCTACATCCTTACAGCCTACACGCATCACGACTTCACGCCTCATCTGTGCAAGTACCTCCGAGAATTCCAAAAGTACTCGCTAGACGGATATTCCGAAATAACCATCCTCCTTCCAAATCTGAAGACGCTTGTCTTCAACACAACCAACCGATCCGGTGCGAGACTGACGCTCGAAATCCGCACGTGGTCCAACGGACCCCCTTCCGAGTTCCAGAAGAAGCGCTGGTGGCAGATATTCAGAGTCCGGAAGTATGCGCATGCGTGAACATCGCATAGCCCGTCACGTACAGAGTGAAGCACAGAAGGACGCCCGACACCCACGCTTTTTGGCCGTACAGAACCATCGCCACCAGCGAAGTCAGTACCATATAGATTGCGTCGACGACCAGGATCAGCCACGACGATTCATGACCTGCGTATACCTTCATGAGATCCATAATATCGTTGTTTTTCACGACAGGCACGACCGCCAGTGCAAAAAACAGGTCGTGGAGCTGCTGGATGGCGACGGCGACTGCGCAGAACAGCAGGGGGCTCCACCGACCGCCGATGTACGACGTCGCAAACTGAGTCAGTACAACCCCCAACACCATGGACGTGACGTCCAGAATGTATGCGAAAATGCCGAACCTATCGTACCACTGCGAAATGGCCGCCTCCCGAGGGTACTGCTTCCAAATAAAGAGACCCGCTGTATCCACAACGCATGCAGCCGTCAAGATAGAAAAGAGCAGACGGGTGTCTTCGAAAAAACGGATATCCTTCAGCATTACTTAATAGCACTCACCAAAATGTTCATAGTGATGCTAGTCGGAGGTAACGAGGCAGGTAGATTCTTTACACAACTTGAGAACATACACAAAGACGTAATATTCTTCCCAGACGACGAACAGTTCTACGACAACACAGATCTGTTCGTCTGCTTTGGCGGCCCGATGTCGGAAAAGATTAAATACCCAATGCACCTGATAACCTGGAGCGGCGACGATCAAGAAACACTCGAGCGTGTGTTTAAAACTCTCGGTGTAAAGTAATGTTTGACGTCGTCTGGATTCTCATCGGCTTCGTGGTCGGAATGACGATCACCGCCGTTTTTGTTCCGCCTACGATGAAAAAGAAAGTGATCCCTGACGTTCAGAACCCAGACTTGGTGTTCCGAAACCCAAAGCTCGAGAACGGCTGCTTCAAGGCCCGTGCTTACCAGGTGGCGTGCACGTCCAGCATCGATATTTTGAATTAACGACGATTGTTCGTGTACTTGACTCCGTAATTAACCTGCTGCGTGGCCGCATTGTACTGGGCGACCTGGACCGGAGAAATTCCAGCATGAATGTTCGTCGTCACGCCGTTCTTGCGATAAGCCGCCTGGTTTGCGTTGTTGATCGTTTGCAGTTTGAGAGCCTTCAGGACATCTGACGAGTCGGCGACCTTGACCTTGCCCGTGCCGGAACTATGGCTTCCGAAGTATTGCATGTCTGCTTTATATAATGATAAGCGAAATTCTGAGGAAACCCGAAGCGAACATGTTCTTCTCATTCGTTATTGGCGTAGGCATCGCCATACTGATGTTCCACCGCCCACAACCCGAGATCAGCGAGTCCGCCCACACCGCCGAAGATCTCAGGACAATGGTCACTCGCATCGACGGCAAGTGCTTCCGGTACAGGATCGAGGATGCGTCATGCCCTGCCGACGGAGTTTCACTGTGATCTATATAAATGGACGCAACGCCGCTCGACCAGCTTGTTCCTCCCGGTGGTTCCCAGCAGCCCAGTATGTCTCTTCCGGCGGCTACCACGTACCCGCAGATGATTACTCCGGGCACGGCAAGCGCAATCGTGTCGCCTCCTCCCCCGAACGGCATGCAAATGCACCCGATGGCGGTGAAGTCGGTACTGAAGAGCATTCTAGGATACGTCGCCATCTTCGGCGCCGTCTTTTTGATCTCACTGACGCCCGTGCAGTCACTGGTGCTCCGCTATATCCCCGGGTCGTACGCCGGCAGCGGTGTCGTCTCGTTGACGGGAGCCGCTGTGCTTGGAGCGATTGGCGTGGTTCTCGTATACATTCTGCAGGTACTTCTCCAGCCTTTGATATAATAGCAAATTATGGAGGAAATTCTTTTACCAAAATCTTTTTCATGCTCGACAACTTCTTCGGAAGAGGATGGCGGGGAATCGAGGAGGCCAACCGAAGTTGCTATATCAATTCTTCCGAAACCTCCAGCTGAAGAAAGCAAACGCTGCGAGTACACGGCAGAGTGGTCAGCTATAACGTTGACGTTGCTGATCATAGCAGTATGTATTGCATTGATTATTTGGTACATTGTCGCCAGTCTTTAAAAAGTAAAAACATTATTGAGACATCCTCTAATTTACTATGCATGATGCTCTGCTTGAGAATAATGCTGGTGAACGGCGTTGAACGCAATGTCGTGATCTGTCTCGGCGTTGTCTAAACGTATCGTGGCGGCAATGAGTCGGTTATGAGCGTCACGGACGATGCGGGCCTGGATGCGCTTCATGTTCCGGATGTCCAGAAACATATCCATCGGAATCTTTTTATGAAATGCGTCGTAGAGCTGCTGTTCATATTGGTCGTAAATCTTGACTTCGGTGTCGTAGTCTAGCTGTGCGATGTCTCTGGCCGACTTGGCCTTCTCAACCTCGATACGGGAGGCTTTCAAAAGTAGGGCGTTCATTCTATCATGCGGTTATTTCCGTAAGTACCGATGGATCCGTTTTAGTTTATTTCCGCAGGGCCGCCACGATCCAGGGCATGGACGAGAAGCGGTCGGCCAGTGCAAACTTGCGAGCAATGCACTTTTCGGACATGCTGTCGGGCGTCTGGCTGACTGCGAGCTCAAGATCGGTCAGACGTCGTTTGTTCCACGCACGCACGTTTGCGGCAAACTCGGCGGGCTTCATTCCCTTCAGGCGATCTACAATCGGGACAAGCGCTTGGCGAATATCGTCGATACAAAGGAATGGGCGCACCGTCTTGCTGTTTCGAATCAGCAGATCACTCTTCTTCAGCCCCACATTGAATTCACGTTCAAGTGCAAACAGAAACCGATTAACGACCATCATCGGATCCTCTTCCCATTGAATCGGCTTCGAACTGTTAATCGAGTTAAAGTACTCGATCGCCTCCGTCTCGGACGACACGTGCTTTTCAGTTACAGTTACAGGAAAGTCGCCAAGCATAAACGTCTCACGCAGAATCGACAACCGATGCTGACCGTCTACAATATAGCGCTGCGGTGTAGGCATCCCACGAGCATCCGTCTCGTCAATCACGATAACGAAATATCCCTTATCTAGCATTCTCTTGTCCTCGATTAACGCCCCCAATTTTGAAGCATGCCTTTCGTCTAAAATTCGATTGCCCTTCCAGTTTGGAACCTTCAAGAGCGATTGTATTGTCGTCTTTTTGAGGATAGATCCATCGTTATATACGTGAAGTAGTACGTCGGTCATTTTCGTTAGTCTTCCCCGATACAGATCACTAATAACCGACCCGTTTTTGTAAACTATACGACGGTTTTCGGTCCAGCCAGTCCATACAGGACATCATCGCACACAATGCAAGGCCTGCGATCCCAAGAGCGTAATATTCGTACATGCATATAAGAGCAATTCGCATGTAAAGTACAATGTTGCAGGGTGTGCTGGATAAATACCGTCACACTTCGAAGGGGTATGCGCACGACCCCATCGCCAGAGTCTACCCCCGTATACTCCTTGGACCCGGGTTTGTCTTACTCCCGAGCGTCGTCAAAGTTCGAGAGATAACCCATGTAATAAACTGCGCAGAGGACAACGTATGTCCACTCGGTCTTCGCAATGCTCTCGGAAAAGAACGCTATGCATGCATGAACGCCATGGATGACCCCACCGACATTATAGCAAAGCACTACGCAGACTTTGAAGCGGCTATGGATACGTTCCTGCGAGACCCGTCCTGTCGCAACGTCTATGTTCACTGCCAGGCAGGAATGAATCGTTCGGCGACGCTCGTCTTGGCCTACGTTGTTAAGCGCTTTCGAGTAAAGCTCCACGATATCGTCGAACACACGGCTCGTCAGCGACCCTGCATTCTCACGAATCCTCACTTCCAAGAGTACCTCTGCAAATTCGCATATCTTGCTGTGTAATAATGTGGAGCTCCGTCCAGAAAAGTATTACCGCTGCCGGAGACAATCCGATCGGAGCAATCAATAGTGGGATGGACGCTGGGCTCGGACCAAGCTTTGATTATCTCCAGACGATTCGCTCGCCGGCCGACCAAGGTGTGTCCAGCGACGGGACGTTCAGTCAGGTCTTTACCAACGCAAACGCCATATCGGGTTATGTCGGCAGCCTCCTGAACGGACCCAAGGTCGGCAATCAATTTTTTAGAGACACGGGCGGTAAGTGCCGGGCGCCCAGCGGTCGCATAGTGAATCGCTCGACGTGGAACAACAACAAGCTGGGCGGCGACGATGCGGCGGGAGTTCTCGGCCCGAGCTTCCAGCGGGCGGTGTCGGGTAGCGGGTTCGACGGTATCATTCCCGGAGCCGCCGGAGACATTGCCGCTATGAATCCGCTCAAGGTTATGAATGCTTTGGTGCTCGACGGAGTTCCAGACTGCCAGGCGTTCAGCTGTCCCGTAACCGACGAAGTTACAGGAGTCGATAAGGGTAAGGAGACCAAATTTTTAACACCGTCTCTTGAATTCAATCTGACGGGCTGCAGTCAGGTTGCGGAGCCGGCCGCCGAAGAGTCATTCACCCCCTTTTTTCCGTCGCCGTATACTCCTCGTAAGCTCGTCAATACAGACTCCGGGCCGTTCATCCTGTTGGGCCTTGCCCTCGCAACGCTCGCAGTCCTTAAAATAATGAGTTAGACGCTCCATTGAAAGGATGAATAAGCAGCTGCGGATGTCTTCGGACGTATTCAAGGTTAAAAAGACACGAGACGTTCATTCAAAACCACGAGATACATACGGTACACTCGACTCTATGCACGAGCAATATATCCACGAATTATCCGAAAAGGCATCGCCGACCAATATTGAGAAACTCCGCACAAAGATCGATGAAATTCGGGTGCAATTGAGTAGTCCATTCGATATGTTCGACTTTGACGAATCGATTCGGCGATCGAAACTACAAGCGAATCTCTCCAAATGTGAAGCAGAGTTATCGGCTGCAGTGGATCATCAGGAGGTGCGGAACTACTATCTGGCGAGCGGAGATATCATGCTGGACTATTACGCCCAGGCCCCCAAGAAGTCTGCGATCCCGCTCGCTCCGAAAATATCGGTTGGTACGTTCGACAGGCTGTTTTCGGTGGCGGACACCGCAGTTGGCCCGTCAAAGAAGAAAATGTTCGACGAGTATATGGTTCGACGGGGATTGTCGGACGGAGTGTCTCTCATAGAGAATCCGGACCAAATCAAGAAAATGTCGGAACACTGTGCACCCTGCAACGTGCCTCGTGAGGAAATAACGTCCGAAGGGATTCTTGTATGTCCGAAATGCGGTAGCGAAGAATACGCACTCGTAGTCTCGGACTTCCCGAGCTTTCGTGATACTCCCAAAGAGCGCAATAACTACGCATACAAGAAGCAGAACCACCTCAATGAAATTCTGAACCAATTTCAGGCAAAAGAGAGTACGGAAATACCTGAAGACGTCATGAATGAAGTGATCTGTGAACTCCGGAAACGGCGTATCGATAATATTGCCCTGCTGTCCGAGCAGAACATCCGAGAAATTCTAAAGAAACTCGGAAGAAATCGATACTACGAGCACGCAGCGCACATTTTAAGTCGATTAAATGGGAATCCGCCTCCGACCATAACTCCGGAGATTGAGGATAAAATTCGGGCGATGTTTCAGGAAGTTCAAGCGCCGTACCTATTGTACTGCCCCGACGAGCGCCGGAATTTTTTGTCGTACTCGTACATTATTTACAAATTTTTGGAGCTCCTGGAATTGGACGAATATAAAGTCCACTTCCCGCTATTGAAGAGCCGTGATAGACTGATTCAGCATGACCAAATATGGAAAAAGATCTGCGACTACCTGCAGTGGGAGTTCATTCAGAGTGTTTAAAGCGACCGAGTATGAAATCATCAATGAAGAGTACACTATGTCTCGTAATGATAGTCAAGAACGAATCGCATATAATCGGGGAGACGCTGCGGTGTCTGATGGACAAGGCCTCGTTCCAGCATTGGGTTATATGCGATACAGGATCCACTGACGGAACCCAAGACATTATTCGAGAGACGCTGAAACATATACCCGGCGAATTGCACGAGGTTCCGTGGGTAGATTTCGGAACAAATCGCACGCAGGTAGTCGAGTTGGCATATGGAAAGACGGACTATGCACTGATGTTTGACGCCGACGATACGATCGAGGGTGACCGGATACCGTTTCCGACAAAAATGACGGCAGACGTATACAAACTGCTATTTCGCTGTGTCGAACTTGAATTTCATCGTTGCAGCGTCTTCAACAACCGTCGCAAGTGGAAGTATGTGGGAGTTCTACACGAGTATCTCGAACATGCCGACGGCGGCGTTCCCACATGCACTACGGTCAAGGGCGAATACAAATGCATTGCCCGTACGGTGGGCGCAAGGTCATCTGACCCTGACCGGTTTCGAAAGGACGCACTGACACTGGCAGCAGCATTCGAAAACAATCCAACGGCATACATACGAAACCGGTATGCGTTTTACTGTGCAAACTCCTATCGAGACTGCGGCATGTGGCCCGAGGCCCTGAAATGGTACACCAAGGTACTTTCATTGAACGGGTGGGCAGAAGAACGGTACATGGCGTGTAAACGAATATATGAAATCTATTCGAATCTCGGAACCCCCGAACTAGGACTGTATGCTCTTGTAGAATCGTATACCTACAATAAAAACCGAGTCGAATGTGCCAATTATCTCGTGAATTACTACTTGCTGAAACAAAACTATGAAGTGGCCTTCAAATACTATGAGTTGCTGAACCCCGACTTTGCAAGGGTCGACTCGTCTGAGTTTCTGATGACTGAACCTCTGGTGGCTTCTTTTTTGTTTCCGTACAATATGATCATTCTTGCGGACCGAGTCAAACGACATGACATTGGTATTCAAATGTATGGTATTATTTTTGATCGCAAGGTAGTCGGTGTGAATCACTTTTACTTGAAACACTTGTTTGGAAACGCCACGTTTTTTGAACCTCACATGTCGGTCAAACAGAAAAAGTCGTTCCAGCGAGACCTCTTGCAATATAAGACTCTCTGTGAGGAAAAGGGGTTTACTGCTGCTTAATGAATGAACACAAATGATTCGCTTGCACTTGCCGGCGATTCCACACACGATAACACACGATGAATTCAGTCATTGTGCATTCACAGGAAAGGTCAAACGCTTCGGCCCTATGATGCGCAGCCGGGGCTTTGAAGTAATTCATTATGGAGTCGAGGGGTCTGATAGCGGGGCCAACAAGGACGTCCAGCTCTTTACTCGTGCAGAGTGGCACAAACTGCGCATTCGTTCGTTGCGCCAGTTGAAACCAGACTTGGACAGCGACGAAAAGGCAGAGGCTCAACTGCAGAATCCTCAATCATTTTACGGAGACCTCGCCAACTGGTCGACGCCGCTATACGAAGAGTTTAACCAGCGCTTCAAGGCCGCACTATTGGAAGACTATCGCAAACCCGACGTCATATGTATTCCGCTAGGTCATTCGTACGATGCTGCGCTGAGCGGGCTCGATTGTGTTATTCTTGAATTTGGAATTGGATATAGTGGCTCATGCAAGAACTTTCGAGTATTCGAATCGCATTCGTGGATGAGCAAGACGCTCACAGAAGAAAAGAAACCCCCCCAAAATTATTGGTTCGTCATACCGCATAGTTTCAACATAACTGAATTTCCCTTTTCGAGGGGTCCAACGATTCCTACCGTGGGATTTATGGCCCGAATTACTAATTGCAAGGGTGCGAATATCGTAGTCGAGATCGCAAAGCGGCTTCCCAGCGTCCGGTTCGTACTATGCGGTCAGGGCGATCCAACGCCATATCTAACGCAGCCAAATATTGTGTACAAGGCTCCGATTCACGGAGACGAACGTGGGCGATTTTTAGGAGGTCTCACGGCATTCTTGGCTCCTACTACATATCTCGAGCCGTTCGGAGCGGCCATGGTCGAAGCCCAACTCTGCGGTACTCCGGTAATATGCTCAGACTGGGGAGGAATGTCGGAAACGGTCGAGCAGTGGAAGACCGGGCTCCGATGCCATACGCTCGCCGATTACTGCTTCGGACTCCAGATGGCTCTGGACGGTAAGTTTGACAGGACGTACATTCGGGACCGGGCGGTCGAGAAGTACGACATGTACCGAGCCGCCAAAGACTATGAATACGTCATACGAAGTGTTTTGGATGTGCATAACGGGCGTAACGGCTGGTATTCGCCAATCTCTCACATAAACCCCGATGCAATTCCCAACGTGATTCTTCAAACGTCCAAGGACCCCCTCGCTCCCTATATTTCAGAGATGATAGGCAAACAGGCCCCCGGGTGGACTTACAAACACTTTACCGATAATGATATCGTGGAGTTTTTCAAGAGTAATCCGCATGATGAATTTCCCAATATTGAAAGCGTATTTCGTTCGTTTAAGCGTGGCGAACACAAGGCCGATTTATTTCGCTATTACTACCTCTACTTGTTTGGAGGAGTCTACATTGATTCCGACGCAATGCTCTACATGCCGATTCAGGATATAGTGCGAAATCACGATTTCGTTTCAATAGAG